CTTCTTAGTACTTGCCGTCGATGCTTCACTCGTTGCTATCGCCTTGACAACCGCTTTTCTCATCCTTCGGGCTGCAATCGTTTCTTTATCGACCACCTTTTCCCTGAAGAGTCGTTGCGGTTCCACTTTCTTATCTTTGCGCATTCGGTTACCGTGCCCATTCAATCCTTCTCCGACATCAAATCTTTCGCCGCCTACAATTATAGGCTGTTTAGTCACCCATTTCTTGCCAGGTATGAGCGCAGCATGTAGCTCATCAATTGTACTGGCCGACTTGATAGCTTCTCGTAACTCGTCCACTTGTTGTGGGGACATATTGAGCTCTTTGCAAATTGTGCTCATTAATAAGTCCTCATCATCGACGGGAGGGAATGGTTGATTGGTGACGATCGCCTGTTGTGCGAACCAACCTAATTCAGTATTATGACCGGTGTCCGAGGAACTAGCCCCAGCCGATCTCCGAAATAGGTCAGCCAGTTCCTTCAAAATAGGAACCTCAGCGTCACCAACCTCAATGTCTACGGCTTTCCGTAAACACACCACACTCGTCGATACATCAGCAGGTGCTACGGTTAAGTGTATCTTGGATAACTTGCGATGAATGTCTGAAAAGGAGCCCGGACTGCTTTTAGGATTGGGGTAAATGCGTGCCAGGAAAGTTACTGGTTCATTCGGTTTCTTGACTTCCACTGTAACACCTATGTGTAACTCTTTACACACTTCGGCGAACTTCGCCGGGTCAACATCCGGAGTTAAACCGTCATCACCACCATACAACCCCAATGCTTCAGCCGCCTCTTTTGCCGTGTATACTTTGCCGTCTGGTTTCTTAGAACGCAATAGCGCACAAAACGCAATAAAAGCGTCCGGATCTGTGTTGAACAGAGATGTGCCTGGTGATCCTGACAAAACCCTGTCCTCCAGCTCTACTTTTACGCGTTCTGACGTGTAGCCCGTCTTATCTTTCTCCTGCAATACCAATTTCTTAGCTTCTTCTATAAACTCTGGTTTAAAGAAGTGATCAAAAGTCATAAGCTGTATCATAGTGTGCCAATCAGTTATGCTACCATCCCATTTATTAAAATCAGATGGTAGTAAATGGTTTTTAGCACCCCTAGCCAACTTATGAACCCTATCGGCAATTTCAGCAGGTGTTTTGCCAAAAGCATACCACTCCTTACGTTTCATCGCCTCTGATAGCGGTAACGTATATCTAGAATAATTTACCTTGTGATCCTTAGATACAGGGTAAATTGCCCTAGTGGGCTTTGTGGGATTACCACTAGCCTCTTTCTTGGTGAATATGTTTATGGCTTTGAAGATTTCCCTGGTTGCTGTCAGGGACGGCGCTACAAGCTCCAGATCCGCCCTTTGGCTCGGCTTGTCCATACACGCATTAACCTCGTCGATCGAATAGGGTGCCAATTTATTCTTATCGCTGGCGAAGACGGTATCTAGGAATGTCTTATATAGCGTGCGATACTTACGTAACACATGCTCTTTCACTATTCCTTTATTTGGTTCAACAATCCTGCGTCGAGCCTGATCCTCTTGAGATCTTTTGGAGTCACGTACGATGGTAGCACCACCATTTTGCACTAGTCCGTCCATAATAGCCCGCCCATAATCGGAGCCCTCAGCCGTGGTTGATTTGTCCTCCAGATCCGTCTTACTCCGAGGAGGGACGTAATCAGGAAAGCCGACCTGCTGCATTATAGGCGGCGTCAAACCATGAGGGGCGTTTACGAGCATCGGGTAGAATGGTTTATTGCCCAAAATTGAGTAGACTACGTGCAATAATGTAGTGTTGCAGACGTGCTGTACATCGTCGTTTTGCAACTCCCGAATAAATTTCTCGACAACTGTTGAGCTTTTCGTCTTCATGCCTTCGTGTGCATACCGGGCCGAGACGAAATTCGTCCAAGGCACGCACACACTATGCGAAAGGCGAGGCAGAGACACAGCGACGTGTTCTATCGACTTCTCATCTATATAGCGTAGACCACACACAGTACCCAATTCATACTTGTGTGCTATCTTATAACGCTGTAAATAATTACTAGCCGACATGACTTTTGGTCCGCGAAACGTAGTGTTCCAGTAGCCGTGGGGAACCCAACCCCTAGGCATAGTTACAGTAACCACGCGATGGGGACTGACTCGTCTAGTTTCGCAGTGTACAACTGTTACTCCAAAGACGTCAGGTACGATGAAAGTATCCGTAAACATATTCCAGAGTTTGTGCGTATAGCACCCACCACCCGTAATATGAGTCGTTACTGTATCATCGTGGTTCGTACTGAAAACACCGTCCTTCACGGTGGCGCCGGGACATTCAGGTGCGAAATCATACGACATTGTTGGATTCGTCGAAAGTATCCGCAACCATTCTTCATCCCGATAATATCCTGAGTCAGTGTTAATCACCATATAATCTGGTGGTGGATATACCACCAATTGCCTCTTTTGGAGGTCCTTCGGTATATGGTGCTCCACATGAGCTATGACATCATCGGGATTCCTATTCGCCATCCCTACGTCAGAACGCGATGCATCAATCACAAATACACTGAAACCTTTTGTTCGAGCAAAACGAGTTAGGGCCGTCCTAATCTCTGTACGCTCGTGATTGGCATCAGGGTGAGAGCTATCGCGCTTACCGTCAAAAACAGGCCGCTGCCCGAATTCCGTGCGCACCCAGCAGAGGTGTTCCTTCTTATCCTCGTTGAGTACTATGTGTTGATTCTGGAGGTAGGTAATAAATATTAATATACAGAAATATATCATAAATGAATTCTGTATGACCAGGTCTACCCATGGCACATTAAGTGCTATTTTTTGCTCCTTCAACTCAATCCAGCTCAATTGCCATTCAACGATATCATTCATATAACCATCGAATAACAACAAATATGAGAGCGCTGGTTGAGCGAGTGCAGTTTTTATGGTGTAGAACAATACATGGCCACCTAAGGTGTAAGAATAAATTATACCTACCAACCAGACGAACAGCACATACCACATCAAACGACGTGTCCATTTACCCGCTCGGTGTAATGTCTGCAGAAAGACGTTCGTCGGATAATAATACACAGACGTGTATTGTTGACGTAATTTATCGTCTAACCAGATCTTCCAAGCGTAGAGCTTCCATCTGTCTGGGAAAGTTTTACATGCAATGATTGTGCACGCTAGTAATGTAGGATACACTGTAAGCACATTAGCCGTAACATACACTAACGGATTCACGCTAAAGGTACATGTGACTGGACAGTCGGCTATAGCCTTCCACCAACTCACTATTCCTGTCACCGGCAACTTAACACACGTCTCCTGTATAATCCCGTGTTTCCACAAGAACATCAGGAATTCATCACGTGTTGGTAAGTGGGTGAGCATGTCTCCGTAGGGATCTATCAGTATGTGTGTCCAAATACAAACACACAGGGTCCTCGTCACATAACGGATCCGCCATTCGCGATCGATACCCAGAAAATACGTGGCTTGCAGACAACTGGCTAGTAAAGACAAGTATTCATCACCGGAGAGACCATAATTATTATCATAGTACTCATACCACGATGATGTTGCTTCATAACAGTATCCTACTACTTCAATCAAAGCATGGGAGAGGAAAATGAAAGTACTTGCAATCATCTTTCCTGCTTCACGACAGGGACCAGGTGACCAGCCTAGTATGTCGTGCACGTTAAAACACAGTAAAACAATATAGGATTATCT